TCCAGGAGCATTGAGTCAAAGAACAGATGGCAATCCTACAGCACCTGTAGCTGCACGTGGTGGAGATTATGGTTCTAGAAAAAAATTAGAAGACCAAGTTTCTGCTGGAGGTGGTTTACCTAAAGCAACACCACCGCCAATGGTAGCTCCTAATGTGTTTGCACCTACAGAAAATCCTACTGAACCTATTACAGCTGGTGTACCTACTGGTCCTGGAGATATGCCAATGGTTGTATCTGACAATACAGATTTAATATTACAGGCTCTTTATCAAACAAACCCATCACCAATAATTTTGGAGTTAATAAATAACAGGAACGTATAATGTTGTTTCCTGATTATTTTGCAGAACAAGATAAAGAAAAAGCATATAAAAAAGCTTTAAGTCAAGTTAATAATTACAAACTTGCATTTCAACAAAATCCAGAATTAGTAAACAATATACAACAAATAGCAGAACAATATCCTGCTTTACCTACAGATGTAGTTGTTGCTATGGGTATAAATAATATAAATCCTAATTTTGAAGCTGTAGGTGAGATAGAAGATGAACTTGTTAAAAATAAAATAAGAAAAGAAGCAGAGCTTTGGACTGAGTTATACGAAAAATATCAACCAGAAAACTTAGAACAAAATATGAAAATGACAATATGGGATATGGCTACTGCTGGTTTTGCTCCAGGTGGTGTAAAACCTTTTGGTGTGCAATATGGTGTTTGGATTTTTGCTGGGTTAGACGCATTATTCCAAACATTTAGTCTTGGTGGCTCTGGAAAGTATTCTGTACTAGCACCAATTAATGCTTTAGTGCCTGGACAAATAGCTACAGTAGGTCGGTCACAAGCATATGCAAGAGATTTAAGACAATTCGATAAATTAATACAAGATGGCTACACACCACAACAAGCACAAGATAGGTTGCAAGTAGATGTTAGTTGGACAGAAGTAGAAAATATTGGTAAAGATACAAACCTAATAGAAGATTTTAAAAAACATATTGATATTATTAAAGAAGCTCACAAAATGGGAGGAGAACCATTACTTGCAAACATGTTTAGACAAGTATTAGCAGGTAAACCAGTCAATTTTGATAGAGGTACAAAGGTTACAATAGAATCTGTTGATGCTACAAAAACTCCAATATACAGAGATTTAATAGAAGAATATGGATATTCAGAAGAAGAAGCTAAAGAACAATTAATAATTATAAAAAGAATATAAAATGGCACAAAGCGTATTAGTTATAGCTGACTCAGGGTCAGGTAAGTCAACAGCAATTAGAGATTTAAATGCTAAAGAGACATTTATTATTAACATTGCAAATAAACCTTTACCGTTCAAAGGATGGAAAAGGAATTATAAAAAAATAGATAAAGATAATCCAAATGGAAATATAACAGGAGTGTCATCTGCCGCAGGTATTATTAAAGCTATGATGCATGTTAATGCTAAAATGCCACATATTAAGAATCTAGTTATAGATGATTGGCAATATATGTCAAGTT